AAAGTCTGCGACAGTTCTTGGATCCGTGATCTCCATTGATGTTTTCGTAGATTGTTGATATCAATGTCTACCGCACAAGACGTATAGTCTGGGTTGGCAATTCGGGCTTCCGGAATACCTTGGGGTAGAGCACCATCACCGCATAAATCAGGCTTGATATGATCGCGAGATTGAGAAGAACATCCAGCCACGACCAAGGGCTGACAACGGTCTCGGTTTGGCGATCGCGACGTTCCATGTTGATGGCATTCTTGACCTTCCCAAGCTGTTTCGTAAATGTATCTACCGAGTACTTGAATTCGTCCTTGAGCGACAACACCTTGTCCTTGAGGCCTGTTACAACCTCCACTGTTTTGCGTTGATTGTTGTATTGGTTGAGAGCCGAGTCGCGGTTCGTCTTGTACCTGTTCACAAGGGGATCTACTTCTGCCTTGGAGATTCTGGACTTCTCCTCCTCCTTCCACGCGTCGCCCTTCAGCAGAGTATAGTAGAGCGTGCGAGCCTGCTGATACGCATCGGGCGCGGTGTCTCGCGCATTCTCAGCCGACTGAAGCGATGTGAATGCGTCGGTGAGCTTCTGCTTCTTGTCCAGGTTGGCATAGAGAACCGAGAGTTCATTGTTCACTCGGTCTCGCTCCTTCACGAACTCGGAATACGCCTTGGCATCCTTTGTCTTGAGATCGTTCATTGTGCTACCGACAAACATCACCGCCGAGAGAGTGCTCAACGTCACGGCATTCTGTGGATCTGCCTTGTATGCGCATTTGAACCCGCCGTTCGCGTTGGTCCTCTCAAATCCGCGATTTGTCGGACACTGCATAACGCACGACAGGTTCCCCGAACTCTCAAACGGTGTTGGACATTTTGGAAACGACAAGACTGGCGCTGCCCCTGCCGGTCCCCCCGGAATACTTGATCCTATACCCATTACTCATCTCCTTAGAAAGAAACCGAAAGAGATCGCCATGGACAATAGCAGAAATGCGATTCCATGAGCGTATTGAGCGGGAAGAATCATATAGCCGACAAGTGCCGTTACGATGAGAGCAAGCGCGACCTGAATGAAAAGGAAATACGGTTCTTGTGCGTCAATGATCTTCCTTCGTTCAGTCTCTAGTTCTGAACTCGGTGCCGTAGGAGGCCGCATAGGCTTGAGACTGTCTGATACGTTCTTGACGGCCTTCGCATTCTCGGTGTACTGGTTGAAGTTTGCATACTCGCTCTGGATGCGAGAGTACTCCCTCTCGTTACCGAACTTCTGATCACGAAGCATACCCAGAGCCTTCTCCTCTGCTTCATCCGCCTTGATGAGACCCTTGACCTTTGCGATCTCTGTCGCAACGCGATCTGTCTCTGTCGCATAGGCAGCTGGTAGAGGTTCGCCTTGCCGGGGAGCAGGCACTGACTGGAGTGTTACGAACCGGTTGTTTCGTGCCACGTGAACACATCTTTCCGTGGGCGGAGTCCCGGCCTCTTGCGCATACTTAAACTCTGCCGGACACTGTGCGTGACAGGACAAAAATACTCCAGATTCAAATCCAGCCGGACACGAACTTAAGTTACCCATTTCCCTTATCTACGGTTAGGAAGTAATCCGTTGAGGATTCCGTAGATGGGCGCAATCAGCCGAGCCTCAGTGGACAGAGCAGGCGACTTCCAGCCAAGGCGAGGAGCCGCTGAAACTCCATCGTTGATGTATGGTGCGATCTGGGCTGCCAGCCGGACATACCGAGTGTGCTCGCCCGCAGAAGTTGTCAATTTTACGTGACGGGGTGTGCTGAGTTCTAAGTAGGATCCGACAGGCATTTTGTTTACTATCAAACAAGATAATGGCACAGGACTTTGATACTGTTCTTGGTTTGTTCAAGAAGAACATGGTGGAATACAAGGTCTCAGGGAACTCGGCATACAAGATTGCGGCCGAGAACGCACAGAAATGGTTGGATGATTATGTCGGCACGCTGGAAGCAGCGGCGATGAAAGACTCGCAATTTGTTGACAAATTTGTCAAGGATTATTCCAAGACAAATCCGGAACTGGCAAAGATGCAGGAGGAGATCCGAAAGGTTCGCAAGGAGGGCCCCAAGATGGAGGACAAGTTGGATACAGAACGATTGGCAGACAAGGAAATACCGATTGACACATCGGGATATTATGTCAAGGCGGGTGTGATTGGGACAGCACTCGCGATCGCCGCGGTCGCCTCACTCTTTCCGTAAAACACTAGGTAGAGAATCAGAATCAACGAGAGGAGAAGAAACGCCGAAATATACCAGTAGAGCCAGCGATCTCCTTCAACACTCTCTTGCTGGCGAATCCGTCGTAGAGTTTCAAGCTTATCCGTGTTTGCGAGAAGACCGCTGTACTCGTATTGTATGCGACCGAGTCGCTGAACAAGCACATCACGCTCAAGTTTCAGGTTCGGTGAATCCTTCTTCAAAAAGGTCAACTTCTCAATCATAGCATTCAGCGTCTTTGCTAGGGCAGCATTGAGCTCCTTGATTTTTGGAATTTGGGATATGTCCCGCGAAGCCACTGCGCTCTCTACTAGCTTGTCATACTCGGAGCTCTGGCTCTGGTATTTTGCTTTGAGTTCATCCATTGTTCTCAGGCAATATTTACGTCTGGCACACACCAGCGATAGTAGAGCTGACGACCTGCGACATCACTGTGTCGTGTCACCTCAATCACATCCTTGGGACGACCGCCAATCCACTTGACCATCGCATCCTGTGAGTCAATCCACGGCAGCTGCTCCTCGGGCTTGGTGATGTTATATCGCTTGAGAACCGCCTGCTTCTCGTCCTCCTTGAGGATACGGTGGGGCATAGCCATGCGGTGCGTCGTAATGTCAAACTTCAACTGATGGATGTGGAAGAACTGAATGTTCTGCTCCTTGGTCATGTTCTTGATTGTCTTCAGCACATTGTCCGACGGCGGCATGAGGGCAACGATGATGAGACCGGTGCCATAGTCATTGTTGGAAGCGAACTCCACAAAGTTCTTGATGTCGCGCTCCAGCAGTCCCTTGTCCTTTTGACTGAAGACCACGAGGATGCCACCTACCGTATACAGATTGACCTTCTCAATCGCATCGGTAATCACACGCTCTGTCTTCATGTCAAGTCCTCGGCGACCAACCATGAGCCGAATAATCTCTAGTGCCTTGTCCTCCATTACTTGTTCTCTGAGTTAGACAGAAAGCTATACGTTTTTTCACGGACTCTAAACAATGAAGTACTGGCTTTTCCTCGCAGCCGCGATTCTTGTGATCGCGTTCGTTCTGTTACAATCTCGCGAGCGGTTCCAACCCGAGTTCCTTGATAAGGCCCAGGTGAGGCAGACGGTGGCCATGGAGGACTCATCGCATCGGCAGACAACCAACCACGTAGATCCGGCACCGTACTCACTTGGACCGGTGGTTGGGTTTGAGACCCCGTTCCAGGTGAACCAATATAGAGCGTTCGTGGTTTAAACTATAATGGACTCGGTGTACAAAAAAGGCAAGATTCCCAAGGCTCTTCGTGAGCAAGTTTGGTTGAAAGACATGGGGCAGGTATTCCAAGGCAAGTGTAAGGTTGTGTGGTGTCAGAACAATATTAGCGCATTTGATTTCCAGTGTGGACACAACATCCCGGAAAGCAAAGGTGGTCAAACGTCGTTGGATAATCTGATTCCCATCTGCGGTCGGTGTAATATCAGCATGGGAAGTGGGTACACAATTGATGAATGGAATGTAAAGTTTTCCAAGAAGACCGTGCCGGTTGTCGCAAAGGCTGGGTGTATGATGGCAGCATTAGAGCGATTCAGGTATAAACCATCTACCGGGTAGCATTTACATTGAATATACCTAGGATGTCAAATGAGTTACCTCGTGTCTCAGTGCGCCGAGCTGAGCAAGCAGTCGTCGGACATTAGCGAGCATCTTCCAACGCTGGCTGGATATGCGTCTATATGTACCCATATTACAGAGTGTGGTGTTCGCGGAGCAATTAGCTCGTATGCCTTCGCAAGCGCTATGGTGGGTCGTCCCGAGTGCAAACTTGTCCAGGTAGATCCGGAGCGAAGTGCCGGACTTGACGTATTTCACCTGGATTGTGGGCGAGAGGGTGTCCGGTTCGTGTACCATGAAATGAGCGACCTGGAGTGTGCTATGGAGGATACCGATCTGCTGTTTATCGATACATGGCACATCTACGGGCAACTGAAGCGGGAGCTCGCCCGATGGCACACACATGCGAAGAGGTACATCATCCTACACGATACCGAGGTTGATAAGTGGAACGGAGAGACGATCCGATGTGGGTTTGATGCGGAGACCCAGAGCCGAGAGTTTGACATTCCCGTCGCAGAAATCCGCCGAGGACTGTGGCCTGCCGTGTTGGAGTTTTTAGAGGAGCATCCGGAGTGGACGATTCGCGAGAAGTATACCAACTGTAACGGTCTCACTGTCCTTGCCCGCACTCACTAATTTACATTCACTAACCAATATGATTGTATAGGCAATGAGCACTGCATTTGTGACGCTCTGTGATAAAGAATATTATTCAAGAGCCCTCCGAACGATAGAGGAACTCCGATCAAACGGCGGATGGTCTGGAGACGTCGTTCTTATCGCGGTAGATTTCAATCCCGAGCAGTTGCCCGGAGTTGAAATATACAATGTGTCGCATATCAATACAGATGCCTTAATTGAGCAGCACAAGGCGTTCCCGATCTACGTTGATGCAGAGAATGATCTACGTCATTTCAGGAAGCTCTATCAGTGGGATAAGTTGCAGGTGTTCAAGACGTACTTCCGTCGTTGGGAACGCATTGTTTTTCTGGACGCTGGTCATAGAGTTTTTAACCCAGTAGAGCCACTCTTAAATCTGGAATGGAGGGGTAAGTTTCTCGCGCCAGATGATTCCGATCTGAATGACAATGGCAAGCGATTCCGCGGACAGATGGACTTCAAGGCCAATCCAGCCGCTACGGAGCAGTTGTTCTCCGAGTATCCGCAATCAATTTTGGATGATCACTACTTTCTGAACTGTATGTTCGTGTATGACACATCCTTACTGGACCAGACTTCCTTTGAAGAACTAGAATCCACAATGAACCGCTTTCCGATGGCCTATTCAAATGAAATGGCTATTATGAACTTGATCTTCACATTCAAACTGCGGGTATGGCAGCCGTTGCCCATGAAACTGGACACCGGGTTGTTCTTATTTGGATGGTGTGAATACAACTATCCTGGATCCCATTCCAAACAGTTTCATTTTATCAAGTATTCTGTTACTGGGTAATGGTGTATCCCTGCCTCATGTAATGGGACAATGGCTCTGGGATGTATACGCTGGTGATGTTTTTCATAGCTAGGACATCACCGCAAAACAAAGCGTCTTCTCCTCCTCTCGGCGGTTCATATTCGCGCTCTTCACGAAATTTCACAGACTCAAGAATAGACCTGCGACATGTTACGTGTGCATGGTGGATTTTCGCACCATACATATGCGTGCAATCCGCACACCCCGATGGCGCGCGGAACAACACGTTGCGAATATAGGTAGCATTCGTATCTTCCACCATGTCTGTTTCTGTGAAGGCGTGTAGAAGAATGTCTACATCGCATGTTTTCAATCTCTCAATCCGGGTTGGATACATGATATCGTCCGCATCAAAAAACGACACATACTCGGTCCTCAGATGAGAGGCGGCTTCATTGCGATTCTGGGCCGCGTTTCGTCTGTCGGATCGCGTGATGATCTGGAGAGGAAAGCTGTACTTCCAATCCGAAGGTATATCGGTTGGCTCAGTCGAACTACATACAACCACTACGTCATCTGGCTTGGTGGTCTGTGCCTCAATCGAATCGAGGCATGCCTTTAGATTGGGAATGTGTGGTTTGTAACACGGAATCGCAACACCGATCGTCGGGTTTCTTTTGACAATCCGCTGGACCTCGCGATCAATATACTTCTTCTGGAATTCGGACGAAAGAACGGTCCTCGCTAACCGAAGCGCATTGTCTGCTATTTCTCGGGCCTCCACATCGTGGGCGACAAGCCATTCAATTTTTTCGTCCAAGTCGCTCAGATCGTATGAGACGGGCACATAATTCTTCATCGGCTCCAGATACTTTTGAAACCAATACCCGTTGCCCGGATGTGTTACCATAATTGGCACGGATCCGGAACCAAAGACCCACTGGTGAGACGACGCGATAACGTTTCCGTCCACAATCAAAATATACTTGTATGCGAAGTGTTGTTCTATGGCCACACGATGCGGTGCGAAGTATTCGTCCGGAACAGCAGCATCGGAAGCGGCAGAGACGCCACGTGTGAAGCGTACATCGCAGGATGAGTTGGAGATGAGTTTCGTAACGACCTTCCGACGGATGGTCATCCGATCATATCCACTTGTTCCTCCCCTCCAGAACGCAATAGGCAGCCGCGTGTCCCACGGAACCATCGTATGGGAAGGCATCGCGCCAAGTACACCATGTCGAAAGCTGTCGTCATCAAGTGGAAGAAGGAGGATGTCGGGTGCGTTAAGGTCGCGCGTACAAAGAGCAGGTATAATCGCGTTGGGCGCAATAGCCTTCAGTTCGTCATATCTTGGCCCATCAAGTCCATCGGATTGTGCAAAGAGGATCTGTTTATATGCGGACTGTCTCTCTACCGACTCCTTCAAATAGGATTCAATTGCGCCTCCCTCGTAACACTTACTAAGGTCTCCATACCAATGAACGCCCGGGTTCTTTGGAATGCGCAGAAGCGTGCGCTCAACCGGAATGTACACAATACTGTCGTCGTGATCCGCAGAATACCACGACGGGTTCCATCCATTCGTCTCGAAGAACGACCACACGTTTACTTCCCATGTCAATTTTGGAAGAGACGCATAGAATCGTTCGTAAAACTCGTAGAAGGTCTGGATGGATGCCGTATCTCCAAGGAAAAATCCACCACAGAAGCGCCAGTCAATAATGTCGAAACTGGCGTGGCCGACATCGGCACACCCGGGCACAAACATACACGAATTCGGAATATCATAATGATCCATCAGAGAGAGGTAGCCAAGTGTCCTGGAAGGATTGCTGAATACGTGGCAGATACCAGCATCTATCCACGCATAATGCGTAGAGGAATGTTTGCCGGAATCAATAGCTCGCTTGACAAGCTCCACTTTGGAGTTCATGAGAATTAGATAGTTTCGAGTGTCCTTCGTAGTGGTCCGAGTATTGGGCACATCTTGTGGAGCATCGACAAATGCCTTCAGAGACGAAAGCTCAATCGGCTCAACTATTCCGTTCTTCACGTGAATCTTCTTTGCATAATCGGGACTTGCAAAGACGTGGAGACGCACGTTTGCGTTTGTAAGTGTTTCGAGGAGTGCGAGATACCGTTCTATGGATTTCTCTGTTGATCTGTCCTCTTGTAGATCAACGAACGCAGATACAAATGTCACCGTCATGATCACGTATAGAATGTACCGTTTAAATCTATATGTCCATGCTAATTACAGCCACCTTCTTCTCCTCTGGCTTCGTGCCATTCTTGCGATGTTCCAGAACTTCATTCCAGAACGACCGCAGGCCCTCCAGATGGTTCGGCAACCAGTTCGGATCCTTCGGCACAAAGTCCTCCTTGATACCGTTGAGAATCCAGTAGATCACCTGCGTGTCATCTTCGTAGATCTCAACGTCGTAAACCACCTTGCCACTCTCGTAGACCGTAAAGGCTCCCTTGGGCTTGTCCGTCTTTGTCCACTCTGAGTAGTTGACCTGCTTGAAGCGGAACTCAAC